AAGATTTTTCTGCATTAGAAGCGGTAGCAGCTAGAATGTCTGACAACAAAGGAAAGATGTTTCAAGAGCTTCTTAAAGAATTAAACTCCTCAGTAAGTGAGGGCCGAGTTGTAGGCTTTGATCAATTTATTACTCCAAGAAGAGAAGTAGGTGGTGTAGATGGATACAGTGGTGACTTCATGAATGGTATTATGGCGTTTGGATTAATGGCTTCTGATTTTGCCGCACGTAATGGTATGTCTAAAGAAGTTGCAAGAAACTATGGTAAGGCAAAAGATTATGCTGATAATCCTAGAAGTCCTAAACCAAAATTAAGAGCAGCTATTACAGGTATGTATGACTATGGTGTAGTTGATGCTCACAACTATGAGTTTTCTGGACTAAGACGAATGGGTTTCTGGTGGTTCTTGGGGGGCAATTTCTCTTCTGGTATCTTACAGACTATGAGTGCAGTACAATTTACTGGCCCAATACTATCACAATTTGCAGGCACTCCTAAAACAACAGTGCAATTAACTAGAGCATTTGATGATGCACGTAAGATGATGACTATTGTTGAGTCAGATTATGGTGACACGTTTATGAATGTAAGTAATGCACCTAAAGAATTACAAGCGTTGATACAAGAACGATTTAACAACGGAGTACTTAGACCTGGACAAGCTGGTTTGGAAAAAGGCCAAGCACCTAACGCTTCTATTATACCTGGCAAACGTGGTGCAGTTAGAAAGGCAGGAAGAATATTTGAACAAGGCATTATGAGTGGTGTCTTTAATACCTTTGAGACTTTCTCTCGTACTGCTGCTTGGATTGCTTCATATAGGTTGGCATCAGATCCAGAGATGTTAAGAAAAGCTGATGAATATTATAGTGGATACAATGAAATATGGAATGCTAGAAAAGCTAGGGAAGGTGGTATAGCAACTGCTACTATGTTTGCTGACCTAATGATTGATGAAACATTTGGTAATTATAGTAAAACTAATCGTCCTAAAATTATGAGAGGACTTGGTTCAGTAGCTTTCTTATTCCAAACTTATGTTAATTTAATGCTTGGATTGTTACACAGTTTATTTGTTAAAGGTAACAGAAAAACAGGCGGAGCTATATTTGCTAAAGTAATGTTGATGATGTTTTTAACTGGCGGTGTATTAGGTATGCCAGGTGGTGATGATCTCAACAGAGCATATGCATTCTTATCAAGACTTGGTGGATTTAACACAGATTTAAGAACTCAAATGAGAGACATGCTAACAGAAGTAACTGGCCCTAAAACTACTGACTTTATAATGAATGGAATCTTTGAAGCATATGCTGGAGTGTCTATACAGCAAAGAATAACTCTAGGAAATTTACCTGGTATGCAACAAGTCTGGTCTATACTAGGTACTGTAGGAATGCCTACAGGTTCAAAACCTTACGAATTATTTGGAGCTCCTGGTGCTATTGTCTTAGGTATACCACAACAAATGATACAAATATCTAACCAACAAGGACTTGGACAAGCGGTAAAAAATTTAGATTTCTATATGGCAGCTGCTCCTTCGTTTATTAAAAACTTTTATAGAGGGGCATATAAATATCCGACCGAAGGATATGCGGATACTAGAAAAGGTACATTACTAACAGCAGACTTAACTACACCAGAGTTAATATTACAGTCATTAGGTTTTGCTTCTAATAAAGTAGCTAAAGAAAGAGACGCTTTATTCAGAGAAAGAATGATTGACACTAAGCATCAACAAGCACACCGTCAATTTAATGCTAGATATAAAGAAGCATACAGAGATTTATATATGGCGGAGAATATTACGTTTGATCCTTCTTTAACAGCAGATACATATAAAAGATTAGGCAAACTTAGAGTTGATGTTATTAAGTTTAATACTAAGATGGATGGAAAGTATGCCTACCGTCCTGATACAGCTAGACTGTTCGAAGAAGGCAGGCAACAAGCTAATCCTAAAGCAAGGATATATAGCTCAGATAAATTAAATATACAAGAGAAAATGAAAAACAGAGAATCTCTTGGATTAGATTCTTAGTTCTTAGAATCTTTTTTCTTCTTATCTTCTACGGTCTCGACCGCTTCTTTTTTTACTTGTAGTCCAGCTATTTGTGCTTTTAACTGTGTTATAGTAACTCGATATCCTATGATAGCAGTTTCTTTTTCTTGTAATTGACTTACAAGATCATTCACAATTATCTGTTCATTGGTTGGTTGTTCACTCATGTGGTTCTCCTTGTTGGTTGTTAAAATTATTTCTTCACTAATGATCCACCAAAATACAGACCAGTAATTGCCGCCACGAGATTAGTATCAAGTGGTGTGATTACAATACCTGGTGCCGCCATTGGTACCCATTTCATTATCTCTTCACCTTCTGTAAAGAAAAGAAACCCTGGCTTAAACTCTGAATAACCTACTATGATTTGTACTTCTGGCCAGAACAGTGGTACAATTTTAGGTAGAACAATAATAGAAAACACCGCAGTCAATGCTATGATTCTTCTTGTCCATTGGAAGCCTACATCTTTATGTTCACGTGCTTCTTTATAACTAGCAGTCTGAACCTCAGCTCTTTGTAAGAGCATCTTCTGCTCATCTTGTTTAGCTTTGATCTTTTGCGACCATATGCTCATGACCCCACCGAGAACAGTGGAGCCAAGCATGGTAATCATTTCGAATGGAATACCCATTAACTGTTAACAATGATTCCTATAATAACTACAACACCAATTGCAATTACTATCTTAGTTTTCTTACCAAGACCAATGTACCAGTCTTTAATTAGTTTTATTTTTTCCATTTGTTTTCCTTTTCTTTTTACCTACGCCAATAGTTTTCTTGTTAAGCATCTGTGCTAATTCTGCAAAGCTAATGCGTTCTTCTTCATTTTCTTTTGACATGGGTTGTTGGTTAGTCCTTATCTTGTTTAAGATTGTCAGTTGTATCTTCAACCTTAACTGCATCACCACCTATTGTAACAGATGGTGCATTAAGTTCTGGGTATGGTATGTTAAACCCTGTCTTAATTTCTTGTGGTTCTTTATCGCTCATAAAGTCTCCTATTATATCAAATAAAGGGGGCACATGCAAGGATTATTTCCATTGTACCCACTCAGATTTTGGCTTCTTTCTTAGTGCTTGCTCAGACATTACAGGTAATTGAAAAGTTATACCATATTTAGGGTGTGTAAACCATAAAGCTTGGCGTGGTTCTTCAAAAGAAAACCTGTTACTCATTGCATATTCATCATAACCTTTTAGTGATCCATTAACTATGATACCTTTTAAAGTTAAGTACTGATGCCAATGACCCATGATAACATAATCAATAGGCTTCTTGTGTGTAGCATATTCAATCTTAACCTTAGAAACTCCTCGAGCAATCGGACCTAACATACCTACTACTCCACTGCCCCCCTTAACTCCAAGCCTATCACCATGAGTTAACAAGTAGCTAACATCATATACTTTGTAATAAGCATCAAAGCCAAATGGTATTTGGAATTGTACTCTGTCATCCTTGGCATTAGTATAATGTTTCTCAAGCATAGTATATAACATCCAGTCAAAACTGGTTGCCGCTGCTTGCTTATGTCTGTATTGTTTAAACATTCTGCCATGATTACCAAAGGCACACGGTACAAACACTTTGCCAAACACATCAGCTAGTGAATCAATTGCCCATGTCAAGTGGTCAAAGAGTTCTAGTACATGCTCAATGTTAGTGCCATCATTTGTTTCTGCTAGCTCTTCATGGATATGACCAGAGATCATATCACCACCAAGGGCAACTACAATACCTGGATACTTAGGATTAACCATGTGGTTAGTACATAGATCTATGGTAGATTCGATAGTAGATTTAAGTCTAGCTTTAGCTATGTCTCTATCAAAAGTATTTAGATGGTTTACCTCGGCTGAATTAACTACTTCACCCCAGTGAAAATCAGATAGAAATAATGTAGGTACACCTGGTGCGCCATGCGCAGGAGATGCTTTGGTTAACCACTTAGGTGGCTTGGCCTTGCGATTGTGTAATTGAAACACAGTCTTTCTGATTTGTTCTGCTGTAATATTTTCTAGTGCCAGCTCTTTAACTTGAGTTCTTAGTTCTTTAAGTTGCATATCATGCAACATCTTTTGTTCTACTAGGGCAGCAGATGTGTCGGGGGCATTAACATTTGGTGCAATGCCTTCTCGTTCTGCAGTATCCAGTCTACCTATCAAGGTAGTACGTGGTATCCCTAAGTTCTTAGCCGCCTCTGCTTTGTTGCCTTTAGCAAGCACTACTGCGTTGACTGCTTCTTGTACTTTGTCCATCATATATGTTCTCCTATATTATTTTTTGACATTAGAATCATTTACGATTCTGTTAAACCCATCAACAACTGCACCCTCTGGTGCACTCTTTAAGGTTCCGTTTGCATGGTAGGCAGGTGCTACTATTCTGTATACCAACTCTCGTGGAGGATCGGAAGGCATGTATGAGCCAGTCCATTCTCCGGTTCTTTCGTAGCGTCTTATCTCAGCTAGATCACTCTTCGCATCTAGGTAAGTTCTGTAATGTTCAGCGTGGTCTTTATCTCTTTGACCTAATCTTCTTGATAGTCTGTATGCAGCAGACATGGCTTCAGTCTTATCTTTCTTCCACTTGTCTAATGTCTTTTGATCCACTGTTTCGAGTGGTGTACTTACTGATGGGTATTTAGGGTGGTACTTCATTCTATTCTCCTGTAAAAGCTAGGGGCAAATCAAAACTTTTACATTCCAATCCGCCCCTTGTGCCCCCCTATTGCATATTATACACGAGGAGAGCCGTTAAGTCAAGGGTTAATTTGACGATATATCAACTATCTCACACACCCCAGAACTACAGGCTAACTCCTGCGATCCAGTTGTATTGTCTTCTTCTTCGTAGTTACTTAGCTCTGACCAATCTACATGTTGTGGCATTAATTTAATTGCGTCTAGATATTCCTCTTTAGTTATGTCTTGATATGGTGCTTGTTGATACACATGCTCTGAATGCGGTAGGAAACTAACACCAGATATCTCATCGAAATGTTTGTATACCCAAGCCCCTACTTCTAACCATTCGTTTTCTCTCACTGAGACTGTACATGAAGGCTTGTGCTCACACCAGTATCTTTGGTACATCAGCCATGTTTCTAATTGATTGATAGCTGATAGATCGTGCCTAGTTATGCAACCCTCTGGTGCTTTCATAGGAAATGAGAACACAACAACTGAGTCTGGCTTAGTTATATCTGGTTCATGTGGCATGCCCTTCTCTATCATTAGAGTTGTTAAAGGATCTTTCTTATCCGCACGTACTGTACGTATATAGTATTGGCTATGTCTGCTGTGAATACCAGAAGCACTATCAACTAACTGACTTACAGTACCAGATGGTTTAACACAAGTGATAGCAGTTGATTGTGGTATGCCTAGTTTCTTAGCAAACTCTTTGTTAGTATCTACTGCCTCTTTGCGTAGACGCATTAAGAAATCTTTGTTAGGACTACTAGTAAGTTTGTTGTCCATGATACCTGTTAGTGATACTCCAAGCAATCTTTCTTCTTCAGTGTTCTGTCTCCATTGCTTACGTAGATATTTAAAATCAGTGAAGGTAGATTGGAACGTACCCAGTATAGTTGCGGCTCTTACTTTAGCTAATAGATCTTTCTCACCATCAGTTGCACGAATGACTACCTCAGTTAGATTACAGAATTGATATGGTCGTAGTATAATTTCAGAGCAAGGGTTAGTACCAAAGTCCCATTCAGCATCTCGTCTACCATTCTCTGAAGCTTTATTTTTGGCGGCTTGCCTATTGAATATACCACGCTCACCAGACTTAGAATCATATAGACTCTTCCATTCATTTATAAACACAGACATATCTGGCTTAGAAGTATAGGCCGCTGAGTTATTAGAGAGGGCACGTTGACCTTCATCTATCCACCATTGACCGGTCTTAGCTCCACGCATTCTATCATCTTGTAAGTTACTAAGTGATATCAAAGCGGATCTTCTTACTCCACCTACTACTACAACTTCGCCAACCTTACATACAATGTCGTGACACTCTAATGAATTAAGCCGTCTACCTGCTGCATTCTTAAATGCTTTGATAGTAAATTCAAATAAGTTTATTAAAGGTTGAGGCCCACTTGCTCGCCCCCCAAATGTTTTTAATCGTGCACCAGCAGGACGTACCCGTGATACATCTATCTTTGGTACTTGCCCAGAGTAAAGCATCGCAACCAATTCCCTAAATGATTTAGCCCACCCAGCCTTGCTGTCTTGTACAATTATAGTTGTGGCAGTATCTTCAAACTCTTCGGCAATGGTAGGTAGCTTTTCTATGTTGCTACGTTCAACTGAAAAGCCTACGCCTGTACCACACAAAAGTATATACATAACCTCATCGAAAGATCTAACATGATCTATTGGTATGTAGCTACAGTTATACCCAGCAGTGTGATCTCTGTCTAGTGCAGGCCCAGCTGTCATCAATGCTCGCATTGACGGCATGACTTGTAATGATAATATGGAGTTGGTTAGTTCGGATTTTATTTTAGAGTTTAGTTTATATTTAAAATTAGTGTTGAGATTTTCAGATACAAAGTCTACATATCTGGTGACAGTTTCAGGCCAAGCCTCTCGTCTTTTTTCAGCATCAATAAATCGAGCGTACCTAGAGGTATGGATAAATTGTTGGTATTCAGTAGGCAGATAATTGTTAGTCATTAGATTTCCTCTAGTTAGTTTTGTTGATGTGATGAAAGAACATTATAACATATTGATGTGCGTCTGTCCACAACATTATACAAATGTCCTTAAATATAATGTAGATAAATCTTGCTTATACATATCAGCAATATCATCTATGATTACTCCCTTAGTGTTAGGGTTTAGAAACTTACATACTTGCACCATAATAATATTGGTGTCTGGATATAGCCGTTCTACTATGGGTCTGTATAGATAACGTAGTTGTACCTCAGCTACTCTCCTAGATTTTAATTTACATTCTAAGATTAAAAGATCTTTGACATCTCCATGTGGTAAGATTAGTATGTCAGATTGGCAGTAACCTACACCCCGTCTATCCTGGTATTGATACCACTGGCCATGCAATACATTCTCATCTCCATAGATTGCTTTCATATAGCTAGCTACTCTATTCTCATAGAGCACGCCAGCTCTCTTCACGCCTGTTAACCTTGGAGAGGGTATAAATACAGGACGTTCATCAAGAGCCTTTGCCCATTGCAACTTACTGATTACTAAACGTCTTTTCGACATGGAAAAACCACATTCCCTTCGACCTTGATGTAACCAGAATCTTCCATAGCCCGGATAGTTTGTTCTAACTCTCCAGGATTAGGAACCTTACGTAGCAATTCTCTTTTAAATAACTTCATAAGCATATGGCTTCTGCCGTTATTAAATAGTGTACCATTCAACCATGTTACCATGTCATGTGCAATGCGACCTGTTCTGCCCATACCAAAACCTTCTAAAGCTTTAGGCATTTGTTTCTCAGCCGCAAACATTAATTCTTTTGTGAACTCCCAGTCTTCTAACATAATCTTACGAGTGCTTCTGCGTGATGCTGATACTGCGATAGCAATCTTAATGAAGTGAGATACTCTACGTTGCACATACTCTGATAGATGATTATCTGTAGGCTCTGGCGGTATGCCTGCCTTGATGTCTTCATCCACAATCTTGAACGCATCCTCATCAAAAGTCATTGGCCCGTACATCTTAGCTATGTCAGCTAAGTCTTCACGTAAATTGTTTACTGTATTGTCACTAACTCTTTCTTGTATAAGCGACTGTGGTATTCTATCACCATCATAATAGATAGGGAGTATACGAGATAACAACCCTTGGGATCGTGCATCTTCTGGCAGGTTGTCTACAAACTGTTCTGGTGTAGCACAGGCTAGCCAATTAAGGCACGGCCCTTTGATTAAATATTCACCAGAGGTTTTAGTCTTGTGACTGTACTCAGCTTTAGAGTCCCACATATCTGTCATAAACATTTGTAAATATCTTTCGTGCCTGCCCATAAAGGTACCAAACTCTGACGTTATTAAAGTAACTGATGAGTCATAGAACTCTTCCATGATAGGAGAAGACAAACGTAGATCTAGTCTGGTAATCCTAGTCATGTCTACTGCCAATTTCTCTGGCGTGATTCTATCTTGTACTGAGTACAATGGATAGTTACGTAAGCCATACTGATCTAATCCAGAGTTAAAGTTCTGATCATCTTCAGTAGTACCCACTGGTGTAGTTAGTTTACTAAATACTTTTGTGAATGGTAAGATTAAACTTACTGATTTGTTTCGCCCAGGAGGGGCAATCAATACCACAAATAAATTGGCTCGTATATCATAGTTAGCCATTGGGTACCATACTCTTCTGCCTAATGCTCCAGCTACTGCACTGAGTGCACTCCACTGTGCAAAAGGTTTAGGTATCGGACTACCCTTGATAGCATCTGCTGATGCCTGTACAAAGTCTGCATAATTTCTACTCATTTGGTTTCCATTTCTTCATGTTCTTCCAATCGAGACCTGTCTCACAATCAGAAGGTATTATCATTTCTCTATCGCCTACCTGCATAGGATTCTTCATGCGTGCTAGTATCTTAGGTATAACCTCAGCTTCTTTGCCAATAGGAAACTGCCCTAAGATTGCATCATGTACCTGTCCTAATACTTCTACGCCATCATCTTTTAATTCATCCCACACACGGTACAGTCCTATGTTTAATAGATCACCAATGGTGGATTGAGGTACATATGCAATAGCTTTCCTTAAGGTAGTAGCTTCATCCAGTCTACCCCAGAATTGTCTGCGTCTACCGAGTGGAGTTGTTAGTGTACCCTCTAGTTGTAACTGCTTCGCAGTCGCATCATGCCACTTACGTATGCCTGGAAATGCCCCCTGTATTCTGACTAAGGAAGATGGGCCAGTCCCTAAAATCGTGCCCCCATCAATTAGCTCGTGGAATCCACCTTCCTTGTCTTGTTTGTGCCATCTCTCCAGTGATGACAACGCAATCACTCCACCGTAGTAAAGTAATTGAAACCTCGTTGCGTGTGATAGCTTAATCTTTAAGTGCCTACCTAAAGATGTAGCCGATAGACCATAGTTAGTACCATGACCTGCTCGCTTACACATGTCCCTGTAACTGAAGTGTCCTATGTATGGACGATCAGCAAGCTCTCTGTTCTGTGCAAGATCAGAAGACCAACCCATATTAGGCCATACCATTTTAACTACTTGGGTATGTAAGTCTTCCCCTTCACACGCATTAATGTATCCCTGATCTCCAGCAACATACGCTGATACTCTAGACTCTGCTTGTTCCAAGTCAGCGTAGAAGAGTACGTTACCTTCATCGGGTACAAATATTTCTCGCATATCTTTTGTAATGTTCTGCAGGTTAGTACCTGTGCCCCAAGGACTTTCAGAACTTGACCATCTGCCAGTCTCAGTACCTGCTACTTTAAATGAAGTACGAAGTCTACCATCAGAATCTCTCTCACAATTGAGTATGTTTAATTGTTTATCTATGTCACGCAAAGCTATGATAGAATTACAGAATGGCCTAGCCCGTGGGTACTCTCTCCGTAAATGTTCTAGTGCTTCTTTGTCAGTCGATACTTTTTGTTTACCTTTAGCATAGGCTATAACTTGTGGTAAGTTAAGCCATTCATATAAGAAACTCTTAAGCTGTAGAGGACTGTTGTGATTAAGATCTTTATCCCATACTGCATTAGCAAATAGATTCAACATGCGTTCTACCTTGACTCGGTTCTTGATAAGGGGGGCACGGAGTAATCCTGCCTTCATCTCATCAACCTTCAGTCCACGCAACATCATACTAAGTGCTGGCTTGAGGCTATCTAATTCAAACTTATACGTCTGCTTAGTAGTCTCGTCTAATTCTTTTGATAGCTTCGACCATATCTCACTGGTGAGTGAGCAGTCTAGTCCGCAATATACCCAAAGAGTTTGTTCCTTACTTAACTCTTGAGCCGCTATCTCCGTGTTCTTTATTATTTTCATCATCCCTCTCCTGTGTGATTTCAATAAGTTTATTTATAAACCATTTGGCTTTCTCTAAATCTTGTATTGGTTTTTCTTTGTGCTCATATCTCCATAGATATTTAAAAGCACTGCCTTGTAAGTAGTATTTAAATCCTTCACCTTGACTAGCTTGGATAGCATCAATACATCCGATGCCTCCCTTGTTATAATGTGATGGATAGTTTACTGGATCATTGTCTTCTAATTCTTTTACTTTCTTAAAGAACTCAGTCATTTGTTTTACGTTTGTCATTTGCTACCCTCATTATATAAAAAAATTCTTGCTTGGATTTCTTAGGATCTAACATAGCAAAGTCACATATCAAATCAAAGTCTTCATCATTATTAAACAACCAATCAATGGCATCTTCTTTAAACTTTATATACTCCTTATCCTTACCTCGGTATGCAATGTCCTGCATAGCTTGATCTAATACGGAACGCCATAATACAATCTCATTCTCAATAGGAATGTACTCTTCCTCTATCGGCTTGGCCGCAAAGTATTGGGGACGTTTCATAAAGTTTTATTCCTGTGTTTTAGCGTTCTTAGAAAAACTTGTAAGGTTCTTCCATGCCCCCTCGTTAGTATAGATAGAACCCAAGAAGCCTAATCCCTTTTCCATTTCTGGCTGGAGAGAATGTTGTGCATGCATGGTATCATGTATGATTCCTGCTACTTCTATTCCGTACTTATGGTTAAGCCAAGACACATCATACGTTTGGTTCTGTGCTACCTTGACTAGTGTCTCGTCTTCTAGTAATTCTTTTACTGCTGCCCATACTGCTAGCTCAGTAGTGTAGTCATAAAAAGTTAGAGACTTCTTGGTGATGTCCCTGAATGGTACGACCATTGAACGTTCTGGTGATGGTGCAAATCCTATGCAAGTAATCTCACCACTTGCTGTCTCGATGTCAAATGACAACGGATTGTCTTCACTGTTTTCTTCTTTACATTCTTTGAAGAACTGCAAGACTTCTTGGTATGTTGGTTCAATGTATATCTCTCTCTCTGTATTTATAATATCTGTAGTAGTAGATTCTCTTGCTGCTTTCTTTAGATCACTAACTACTGTAGGTCTAAACGCATAGTTCTTTATAACTGCAAACGGACTATAAGTTGGCATGACTTTGAAAGGTCTGCGTAGTCTGCTTGTGTTTGAATAAGTAAGTGCACCTCTGTATGAGCCGACCTTATCTATGTTAGTTACAGACCAGAAAGATAAACCACCCATAGTAATTATAATGTTAGGGTTGAAGTCATTGATCTCTTTGTATAATCTTTCAAGGTCTTGTTCATAGTCTTGCTTTAAAAATCCGTATTGGGAAGGAGAATAGTTTGACTTCCACTCCCCTTCTTTCTTGATAGCCTTGTACTCGTTCCGCTTGTGAAAGAAGAACTGAGCATTTTCTTGTGCTGGCTTTAATTGGAATGCATGAGTGAGCATTACGGTCTGTGCATCTATACCTGCGAGTGTGCACATGGGATTCAATACCTGTTGTATGCCTCCTGTATTTATTTTGTTAAGTCTAGATTCGGTAGTCGTAGGATATTCTAAAACTATGCAAATAGAATTCCCAGAATCTGGAACCTGTGACTCAACCCGCTTATGTACTGCATACTCACTCATACTATCACAAACTACTTATTAATAATCTTTTTAATAGAAGCTTGTAATATGTCTTTGTTCTTTCCAACCATCTCGTGCTTTACAACACCCGAGAAAGACTGACCAATTGATTGCTCAAGTAGCTCACCAAAAGATTGTTCCTCATCCATCTCGAGAGAATCAGTTAAGAAACTCTTTAGTGACATGGCTGGGTTCTTTTGTTTCATGGCATTAGGCGTAGCCCAATACTCCAGTCTTGTTGGTTCTGCATTAGCTATGTCAGCCTCATCCAAATCTGATTGGATAACTCCTGTAGCTTTTACATTTATCTTCACTAACGGAGTTTGGTTTTCACCTACTCTGTCTGATCGATAACTAGTAATTACAAAATCGTAACTACCTTCTGGTAAAGTAACCGTTTGTGGTACTTCGTTTGGTGACATGCTTAAAAAGTCATGTACGTCTGATCCTGTCATGGTATATACCTCCTATTTTGACATTGGTTTTGACAACTTCTTCTTCGCATTCCCTTGAATTGCATCAAACAATTTAGCAAGATCAAGCTCTGTGTTAGGTTCTAATATATCTAACGCAGGAACTTTGAGATCCATTCTATGATCTGATACAGTTCGAAGCGAACGTTCTGTGCCTTTGCTTGAACTCTTAGTGTCCACTCTACAAACACAGTTAAAGTATCGGCCCAATTTTGTAGATAGCTTTGAGCCCACACTAGTTGGATATGATTTACTCACACCCAAATCCCCTTCCATGTACTGCATGTGTGTTGTCACCACCACATTACACGGAACTTCTGAACCAGTTATATATTGTATGAGGTGTTGCACATCACGTGCCGCTGTTCCCCACTCTGGTTGAGATGGTTGTTCTGTTGGTTTCTTATTATTAAATACTAATGCACTACGTAATGCTGACTCACCCATAAGAGTAAGACTGTCGATTACAAGTACATCATCTTTAGTCCAAGTCTTGACTGAACCAAAGTCTTCATCTCCATCTTTCCAATTAGCAATTAAGTTTGCTCCCTTACGGAAAGCTTCTGCCTTACCTATTGGATCTTTAAGAGTTACGTATGATACACGATCAACTCCCTCTGGAGTTAGTAGGTCTGTCAATATAGATAGACCATCATCGTAATCAAGTATACGAAGATTCCTTCCTGCGTTAGCTAAAGAAGCTAGTGCTGCAGTCTTACCAGATCCGCTGTCGCCTACCAGTAATAGTTTAGTTACATCTGCTGATGTGTGTTCTTTAATACTTGCCATGTTGTTCTCCTGTGTTTGCATTATACTAAATTAATTTGAATCCGTCAATACTTTTTTTATGTTAATGCTAAATAAATAATACCTAGCATTATAGTCATGCTGACTACCACAAAAAATCTCATTTCGTTGTTCATAGTTCTACCTTTCTTGTTGCCATGAACCATCTGTGTTGTAACCACTCGGTAGTTCATTAGTCTTTTTAAATTTTTTTATTGTTTTACTTATGTGATAACCTTCTTCATTCTTCATACCCATAAATGTATTTAGATGTTCGTTGTCTGGATCTAACTTAAATAGTTCTATCGATAGATAGTCTATAATTTTATGATCCATTGGTGTCTTTAAAAACTTGCCCATTATTCTAACTCCACTTCTATTTGTAGTTCATCGGTTGGAAATTCAACCACGTTATCTTCTTTCCTTAAGTCTTTGTGTACTTCTCGGTTGAAGTCTGCCTCAACTATAGTTGCTCGGCGTGATGGTGCTTCATTACATATGTCTCGGTACTTACAGCCACCATAGTTTGCACAAGCAGTGAAGTCAGCAGGATAATAAATATCCTTAGCATACATGTTAGATAGATCTATCTTGTGCATAGAATCTACATACCATTCTTCTATGACCTCATCATTAACTTTAAATACTGCACGTTCAAAGCGTGTAAAGTTTGCCCCAGTCTGTGCCGCCTCTACTATGAAGCCAACAACAGGCAGTTTTAATATGTGTCTTGCCGCCCATAGGTACGCATACACTTGATTGTTAGGGGTGAAGTTTGCAAAGTAATAACTAGACAGAGCAGTCTTAGTGGTCTTGGTATCCACCACATAGAGTTCACCATGTAACTCAACCACCTTATCTATACGACCGGACAATCTCTCACCAGTGTTAGCAAAGGGTACTTCAAATCTCTGCTCAAGTGCAGGCTCTCCATCAGGCATGGTGGCTATCTTAATTGTATCCTCCCAAAACTCTTCTGCTCGCCAGACAATAGCACGTAGAGCTGACTCAAGTCCACGAGCCTTGTCTTCAGTACGTAATAGTTCTTCACCAAACTCTAACAGCACCACCTTGATGGCGTGTTGTACTGACTCATCTTTTGACTTGCCTTCAAATCTGCCACGATCTATCTCTTCAAAGCCAACATGAACTGCTGACCCAAAGCCAGTAGCTGATGAGTATTGCTTAGACTTATAGCCTAATAAGTTTTGATAGTTGTAGTAGCGGGGGCATGATGAGAATGCCGTTAAGCTAGAGGTATCCCATACCATTTGTTTAGCCGTGCCGTTACTTTGCCACACATATTTAGGGAAGTGTGGTGCTTCTATGTATCCCATTCCGCTGTCCATATATTACTCCTTGTACATTTTATTTATAATAGATTCTTTGTCTGCATTATCTTTGTGCCAAGCACATAGGTTTGCCGCAATAGTTCTGCGTTCACCATCACCCTTGAAAGGATAGACCATATGTTGTAGCCAAATAGGAAAGATGTATAGCTTACCTACCTCTGGTTTAATAGTGCAAGTGGTTGGTGGTTTTAACATTGGGTTATCTAACGAAGATGTCTGCCCATAGTTAAAAGCAATGAAGCCATCTGAATTACCAGACGCACCAAATAGATTATAGCTACCATCATTCGGACTGTTCTGTTTAGTTATCTGCTCGGGTACTTTAGTCCAAGTAGTTACTGCTAGTCCAGTGATGGCAGGTACACTATGATCATGGATCGGATTGTAATCTCCTGCATAACTATGCACTGACCACATCTCATCTACCCCTACCTCCATCTTGTCTGGAAACAATTTACTTGATCCAATTCTATTTACAAAATGTTTAATGTATTCTTTACCAAGTTGATTGATAGTCTGCGTAAAGTGTATAACCTTTTCATGTTCAGCATTCATAGTCAACTGTTGACCATGTTGTATCTGTCCCACTAAATTGCTTGAGTGATCTTTCCTATTCTTTGCAACCATGAGATCATCAAGATAAGCATTAAGATTATCTACCATTGACATAGGTATCTCAGCTTCCATAAGTATTACTTGAGGAAGTTCGTGCATCTTTAATTTTATCTCATGTTGCTGTTCCATTATCTTGTCCCGTATAGTTTAGTCCATGACCAACTGCTTAGTTTGCCAGAGTACCTGTTAATTAATACTAATAGTCTGTGCTTCATCATGCGTCCTTTAAGATCATAGCCAATGGGTCTTGATCAAACTGTTTAGGCTTGGTGCGTGCCGCCTTTGCTGTGATTCTTTTGCCTGCTTTTTCTGCGGCTTTTATGTTAACCCTAGTGCTTCTAAGGTAAGCCATGATGGCTTGGATACCTGCCTCATCTTGAGCCAGATCAATCGGATCCATCTCTAAGTATTCAGTAGGTGCTACTAAGTCTTCACTACTTGTCTTCATTTAGTTGCTCCCTTCTTTCATCGTTGTCTAATTCATTGGGTGATTCTATTGCCATGATCACTGCGTCTGGTATAGTCTTCAAGGTTTCTTTATACATACTAGAGTGATATTGATTGTGTTCTTTACAGTACTCAAAGCTCTCAAGCAAGGAAGGTAGCTTTGATTCTGCGTCTGTCTTATCGTATGCCTCAACCTCCCAGTGTTTAGTATGCATGTGTCCTGTTACTACATTGAATTTTTTCTTAGGTATTTTCATAGTGTCTCTCCTTTTTCTTTCTTGTTTTTGTCTAATAGATTCTTGGTATGAAAGCTCTAATAGCTTGTTCTCTTTGTCCCAATATTCGTGGAACTTCATTTAGTGAATGGTACTGTCTGGGTCTGGTACTATCCTTACCCCTGTTATTTCTGTGAAGTCAAGCGGGTCTGTAACTATACCACTCGCTATCATCTCATCTATCAGAGGCCCAAGTTCTGCTATGTTAGCAACGGATTGACCAAAGATCTTGAGTGCACCTGCTGTACCTACCGATAACATTATCATGCGTAGACTTACCTCAAGCAATGAACCCATGAGTACCCCTGTTGAGTACTGCTTAGATAGTTCTAGTAAGGGTTCTTTAAACTCATTGACACAATCTTCAAACTCTTTACGCATATCTTGCTTATCCATCAGAGTCACCACCTGTTATCTCAAAGTTAACTGCATTAATCTTTAGCTTAGTAGTCTTGATATAATCTTTGTCAAGTTTGTTAAGCCTATCTCTTACTGCCCTTAGCTCATCTAGATTATTAGATGAAATAATTATGCGTCTATTTCTTTCGCTAGTCAAATGATATTCATTGGTCATAGTTCTTCTCCAGTCTGTTCATTAATCAACTCAAGTTGTTTCGTTTCCATTGAGTGGGTTATACGCACAACATCTTTGTCATGTGCAATCTTAAGTAGGTTATACTTTCCTTCATCTATGTCAACCTCATTCTTCATCTGCTCTTTGAAGGCTCTGATGTATCTATTAAATCGCATAGCCAAAGCAAAAGGTTTGCTAGTCTTGATAGAGATAGAGGGTGTCTCATCTTCTGTCTCGTCTAAGTATAACTTAGCTTTTTCCAAAGCGTTTGAGATATCTATCTGTTGGAATAGGTTGTAGGTTCTCGGATTGTAAGCCATTTGCATTCTCCTGTTGATATTCATAATCGTCTGTGTCATCAAAGACTCCTCGTGCCGAGCTATCATTATAGATATCCTCTGAAGCGTCATCAAATCCATCTAGAACAAAGTCCCCATCATCAGGTATCCATTCTGTTTTCTTTGTAGTCTTATTATATTTACTTACCATTGTGACCTCCTAAGTCTAGGTAGGAAGCAGTTTTTCCTACGATTAATATCCCAAGCCATATGATAGCAAGGGGGTTAGGTAACGACAGCACTGCCATTATCGTTAAAAATAAAAAAAATCCATGAGTTCCAATCCACCCATATATTTTACCAAATTCGTCCATGTTTCCATTCCTTTATGTTGTCCTCAATAACAATGTAGTTATCGGATAGGTTTACATCAGGCTCATCAGCATGAACATAGATAGTAGATTCTATATCATCTGGCATGAGTTTTATTTGAACAGGGGTATACCCTGCACCAATCTCTATTGCGTCAGTCAATCTAAATACTTCTTCATCAACCTCATACAACTCTCCTTTGATACTGTAACCATTTTCTTTTGGTATTACAATAGGAAAAGATCCATTAGCATAATCTCTTATGTCAAAGTCGGGGGCAGTATTATACTCACCCCTGTACTTTTGTCCGTCTAGTATGCCACTAAGGCGGTGTCCTTTTTTTAATGTGCCATACACAAATAGATTCTTAACCATTTATGTATATGCCTTTGAACTGTGCGTGTTTGTATGCCCACATAGCTTTTAGTTCTGCTGTTGGTGCATATCTTTTTATCTTATCTAAAGCTTTGTCTCTGCGTTCTATGGTTAGTTTGTATTTGTTGTATGCGTGATCACTTGTCCATGTCATGTATAGTCTCCTTTAGTATGTCCAGTATGGCAGGGTTATCTCTAAAGACTCCCATCAACCAGTTGGTTAAGGTGTTAGCTACTTGTTCTTCTGCGTCATCATCTTTCAATGCTCCCCCATCAGAGTTAAGAGAAGATAAGTATATCACTGCGTGAATTATCTCATGCAACAATGTGTTAGAATAATCAATGCCACTAATTTCTTTTTGTATTTCTATCTTGCTTTCTCTTGATAGGTACTGCCCAAAGTAATCGGTGTTGTTCTTTTTAAAAGAGGGAGCAACCCTCTCAATTAGTATGTCAGCAAAGCCAACCTTAACCTTAGTTAACTCATTGCTTTTCTTAGATTTTCCTATCATACTGAATCGCTTTCCCTTAATGCTATGTTGATGTCAAAAGTTTCGCTGAAGTATCTTAGTATAGCTTCAGACGATTTGTCCAAAGGACTATTATACTTTGTTTTAGGTGTCTTGTCAAATGATTTTTTTGCCTCGTCAGTTAGTTGCTTGTGCATTTTTCGGGGCATGATAAGGACTCTACGCCCCCATGTTTTTGCTATAACATCACAGCTATCTTTGTAGTGGTGATTGATGTAGTGTTTGTCATCTGTTGCTCTGCCATTCCATCTACGGAAGTAATAGATAGGGGCATTAGTTTCTTGTACTTGTTTGCATAGAGATCTCTTGCTTGTACCCTCTCGTACACAATCCCTTTGCTCATCACCATACTCATCTTCGTAGTAGTCGTAGACAGGTGTTTCAAATCTAACTTGTTCCGCCTTGGCAAAGTATCTATCTAAATAAAATTTAGCCATATCATTATGTCCTTTCTAAGTATGTTATTGATTTAACCACTGGGGTTTTGTATCTCTTGTTAACGAATTGTTTTGCGTGTTCGTAGGTGTAGGTACATACTTCTATGCTATCCATTGTAGTCTTACCTGTCTCTTGATAGCCTACTAGGTAGCGGTGTATCTCTTGTTGTTCTTCATTGGGTATATACACAGCCACCTCTAACTTACCACCCATACTCACGATCCTCATCATCTAGAATCATGTCAGCATGTCCTCGCCATTCATCATTGTTATCTTCTATCAAGTCATTGAGTACAGTCACTTGAGACTGACCATACTTAGCTACAAAAAACTCACGAGCTTGTTCCAAAGATATATTTCTGTCAGCCATCTCGTCAATCAAATGCCAAGAGTATTCTTGCATCTCCATTAACCAATTTTTTACTTGTCCCATATCATTCTCCTTTGTTCATATTAATAATACAGTAGCTATGACAACCATAACTACTTCCCACATCTCTGCGTCTAACATAGTCGTAAAGAATATTGCGTCAATCATTATTCAGTCCTCTCTAATTCATATACCACAACTGGTATAGTTTGTATAGTGTTTATTATCTCAGGCATCTCTTGTGAACTGGTGTGTATAGCATACACATCTTTGCGTACCTCTAAGGTGACACCGATTATAGCAATCAATCCCCACCCCCAGACAATGCCTAGAAAAAAGAAAGCAATCATATAAGTTTTATTCATATCCACACCCACAAAGCACTTAGTATTGTGAAAGTTATTATAAAGGCTATCGCCCATTCATCATTGTTCATAGTTTTATTCTCCGTTTAAGTTGCGAGGGTAGTAAGGTACAATCAGCTAACGATTTCATTCGCTTGGTAATTTATCCTTGCCCCCCTGTTTCATCTAGTCGATAGGCTCGTAGCTAGTGGTCGGCTTTCAACATACTCACCGATAGGGTGTGAGAAAATAAACACATAAACTTTTCTCACTTCAGTTCTCTTTGGCTCTTATCCCCTGTACAGTTCGACTTTTTTCACTCGACCAAATGCGTTTACTGAATACTGTATTATATCATATTGATATTTAAATGCAATAGTTATTTACACTACTGAACACCGCTAGATCACCGATTGAACACTAGTGGTCACGATTTCGGGGTGACCCACCCACACACCCCTATAATATACGATTATATATATATATATATATACTATATATAGTATATATAGTTAAGAGTAACATACTAAAGGCTATGGACACCCCTAGTATGTTATCTGTTGCGTATCGTGTTCTGTCGGTGTTCATACGGTGTTATACTATAGGTTGCCTTTGTTACCATCAATGTTAGACAAGCCCCATATCCATTCGGCAGTACCGATAGGATTGAACTCGACCTCATCTAGGATAGCCTCTTGGGTTGCCCCCAAAAAGTCAGCGTCAGTTAGTTTGGTATCATCAGGTTGAGCCATGTCAATAGTTGATTCAGCGTAACCCCTACCATACCTATCTCTAGGCTGATCCCTGTCCCAGTCAAAGTTACTGTTGATTGAGTTGTCAAAGTAATTATCCCCAGTCATGTCATCATAGAAACCATAGTTACCATAGTTTCCATAGCCATTTGACTTTACCAATGCCCCTGTCTTCTTGCCTGTGTTGACATCATAGTTGAAGCCTACACCACGATTGATCGAATAGGTATTTGATACCCAACCTATTCCCGCAACCTCTTTGCCTTGTTGTGGATTGACAATAGTAAACTCTTTTGTTTTACCATCAAGAAATACCATCTTGTCAGTACCGATTGTCTCGGCTAACATATCTTGCCATTCAACATTGTATAGCATGGCAGGATTGTGAGCCAGTTGTGGGCGTAGTATCCACTTGATAAATTGGTGAGTGTCTGATTTGTTGGCGTCAATCATTGGGGTTGGTAATCTTGCCCCATTGTGCATTACCCATATGTCTCGACCATGTTCTTTGGCATTGAGTACTTGGAACGGGTGAGATAGTGAGCGAGTGGTTTCACCCTCAGTAGTAAATCTGAAGTGAATACCCATTGGTGTATCCAAATCCTTGTAGATATCCCACACCTTGTTGATATCTTTGAATGACTTAGGTACAATTTTGTGAGTGTGTACCTTGCCATTGTTGTAAAACATAACTCCGAAGCCATCAGAATTATTTTCGTAGGCACATTCCATTAAGTCAATGTCTACTTTCTTGGGGTTGTTTGTTTGTATTATTAAGCACATATTTTTATCTCCATTTAAGTTAAGATTTAACCATTGACAGCATTGTCAATAGCTTCGTTGATCTCATTGGTAACAAGTCTATTTGACTTGCCATCTTTGAGATAGCCTTTGCGAACAAACCATTCATTGATAAATGGATAGTCGGCTCGGTTTCTTGGTAGATTAAACCACTTCAAGAAATCTCTGTAATGCAGTGCCTTGAAACTGCATTGTTGTACATATTCACCGAGTGCGAATGAGAACTCTAACACTCTAAGTATGCCATTCTTGGTGGCATTACCTCTGAATATTCGTAGCTCGATTGATTGTGAGTGAGCGGTATTGACAGCCTCGTATTTGCTGTAGTCTCGTTGACCACCCTCTGCAATAGATTTTTTACTGAACTTAGCGTAGTCGTTAGCTTTACGACCAGCGACCGCCTCAATAAATTTTCTGTTCATATCCTCATTGACAATCTGTAATATCTTACCGATTTGTGAGCCTGTAAACGAGCCACGATTTAGATGTACATGAATCCCACACGTGTCAGTATTCCATGCTTTGACATAAGTATTTTTATCTTCATCAGTCCACCCATTCCAATCAAATAGCTTATCTATTTGTTGCCTATGAAAAGCAAGGGTACAGGGTGCAGTCACCATCTCGAAACCATTCCTCAATGAGCCGTCAGATTTGAACTTGCAATATTCACCACCAAATAATTCATCAATCTGTTCGGGTAAATCGGTAGGGCAAGAACTTCGAGCTTCCCACTCACACTCAAGCCCACCAAGCAAAGTCTT